ATTGGCTTTGATAATACGCTTCAACTTGAGGTAATAAACCAAAACGATTTTGACCCCCTGTAAGCATATCATAGACACGCCTATCAGGAGCTTGATAACTATATGCTGTTTCTGACATGGTTATGCAACCCCGTTTTTATTAACTTTATCAAGGGCCGCGATTCCTTTATCAAAATCACCACCACCCATTCGTTTTACGCCATTATGAGACATAACGTATTCTTTATCACTCGCCCAAATAGGAACCATATCTTCTCTGGGGCCTCCAGGACCGTCGACTTCACCACCGCTTAAAAACATTTTACGGCCTAATACAGAACCGCCGTCTTCCATACCTATACGTGGAGTATTTATTTTTGACGGTTGGAAACGAGGTGCGCGAGTAGCGCGAACAACTGGTTTTCTTTTTTCGTTACCTACCGCTGCTTGTGTAAGAATTTTCGCAATATCTGTCCCAGAGGCTTGTAACTGTTTAGCAACAATAGGATTATCTTCGAGATATTTTTTAAACCGCTCCATACGAGACGGCATCTCAGTTGCAACAACAGTACCGCTAGGGCTAATACTGGGGTCTCCATAACCTTCTACGTCGACGTTACCTAATTCTGCCATCGGGATATCTATATCTCCCTCTGATATCTGTACAGGGGTATTTAATGAATCCGCTTGAGGGAAACCTTGTTCTGGATAAGCCGCATTAGCAGCAGTATTTTCGAGTTCTAAATTATCCGCTGCTTCGGCAGCACCTTCAGCACCGCTTTGAACTAAATTTACAGCTCCTGTTCCTAATGCTTTTAAAGCTTCTACAAGACCGCCGTAAAAAGCTTCTTTAGGTTCTTGTTGTAACGGAGCATCTACTTTTTTACGGTATTCTTCATTTAACGCTTCAACTAAACGACTACCACCGATATTCCCGATACCCGTATTCGCACCGTATGTCGCGTATTTATTAAGGATATCCATAGTAATATCAGGAGATAACCCTGTTTCGCCACCTTGTTCTAAAAACTTAGCGGCGTTAGATTGAGGGTTAGTCATTGAATCTATTAAAGATTGACGTTGATCGTCACTATAAATACTATTCATTAATTTATCACTACCGTAATATTTCCGTCATTAATTACCGAAACCGTTCCAATACTTCCAGTTGCGCTTGTCCCAGAAGTACTTGGCGTAGAAATATTTTGCCAAGAATTTCCCAAATATACTTGAAGAACCTCTTCGGTAGTATTCCAAATAATATCGCCAGCGTTAAATTTTAGTGTATCTCTTTGTGAAACTCCAAACTGAGGAGTAGCATCAGGATCAAAAGAATCTAAACTTATCTCAAGAAGTCTGACCGTCTTATTAAAAGTAACACTGTCAACATTTGCTTGCGCTGAAACCATTGGCAACCGACTTTGTAATAATTTACTCATCTTCGTCCGTTAGCTTGCAAATCTAACCTAGTTCCACCAACTACAAACCCTAAACCTAATCGATTACCTATTTCAGCAGTATCGTCAGATTCAAACCGAATTACGGCTTGACGACCTCTAGCGCGAGTATCTATTTTAGTTGTATTGCTGGTAAAGGAAGACGTTTGGTCTGTTGTTAAAGACTGACCAGGATAGTTTCTTGCTTTTAATACGAAGTTAAGTGTTTGTGTATCTCCGGAATCGCCCGTAAATTTAACATCGGGGATACAGCGACGAATAAATTGAAACTCTTCGCCTTCTCCTAAATCAAAATCTCCGCTTTCGATAAAAACATTATCCATTGGCGCACCGTCATTATCAAAACCAGTTTCATGCGAATAAATATAATTATTCGCACCATCATACCCTGCGGCTCTTGGGTAAGAAACAACACCTTCATCAAGCCACGCGGTCCTAGAGAGTTCGCCTATAGCCCATGTTTGATCGACATAATTATAAGTAACGTATCTATTAATAGTGGTGTTTGTTGTGCCAGAGCAGTAAAACCAACCTACCTCATCAAACTGTTTGTTTAGGAAACCAAATACTTGGAAAGCCTGATCTTCGTTTAAATCATCAAATACATAGGAATGAACAGAACAAGGTACAGGCTGTACAGCTCCTTGATACGAATAAAATCCTTTTTTATCCATCCAAAAAATTCCGGAAGGAGTATTTATTGGGGCGTTAGGACTGATTAAACTTACGCCTTCATTGATTAAATTAAGTCCAAAAGTTAACGGAGGCCCAACGAATTGTAAGCTGTATAAAGCAACATCTGTCCATATTAAAGTTTCTTGTCTTGCTCTAAGACCTCCAATAATTTGAGAACCAGCAGAACAACGCAAAGAACCCGCCGTATTAGTTGAAGTTGGCTCCCATTCTGCAACATTTTCTTGGTCTGAAAATGAAATTAAAAGAGGGTCTATTTGCCCTGTCCTTGCTGTTCCCGCAGTATTTATAGGATCTGCTCCAAGGACGATAACGTGACGATCAATATCTGAAACAAGAACTTGAAGTCCTAAAGTCGGGGGTAAATTAGCCCCTGCTAAATCAGTTAAAGCTATCGCAGGGGTTGCGTAATTTGTATAATCCCAATAATAAATACCCCCTGCTCGGACATTAGCAACTAAGTCTTCACCAAAGCTGTCCATAGACCATAGGCGTAATTGATTAATCACATTCAACGGGCTACTAGAACCAAACGGCCCAGAACCCCACGCACTAGTTCCCCAGCCCGAACTAGGGACGTATACATCTAAACCTACACTAATTTGATAAGAACCGTCTACTCCAGAGCCGCCGTTACCTGTATCTGAAGAATTAGCGGTAACTGTATTTCCGGCGGTATCTTTCGCTATAATTTTATAGGAATTAGAATTTTCAATAGAATCTATTACATACTCTTGGTTAAGGACTGCTGCTGTAATTAAACCGCCCAAAGATACTGCACCCGATATGGTAACGAAGTCTCCTTTCGCCGCGCCATTAGTAGAATCTGTAACGGTTAAAGTTGAAGACCCGTTTGTTGCAGCAAAGGTAATTGAGTTGGTTGATACTTTTCGTATAGGTGTTATATCGTCATAAGACGCGCTAGATTGAACGTATAGTTTTGTTCTCGTCCCTATACCAAGCAGTCTTTCATTATCTAGCGTGGTCCAAGATAGCAACTTTCTTCCAGAACCGTTAAAGGGGTTCGTAAGATATTTTACCCAGCCGCCTATTTTTTCTGGAAATCCTTTACGAAAGCGCATTAGATTGCCGTCAAACCAACCGCCTTCGGCGGTATAATTTGTACCTTCTTTTTCTATTCCAGGATTAAATAAAAATTTCTGTAGAGGCATTACTGGTACTCACCTGTTCGGATCATTTCGGTAACTTCTATAGCACGATTACCTACTTGCTGACTCCACTTGCTGTCCATAAATTCATCAGCAGCAATGTCAAACTGTTCACGGGACATAGCCTCAAGCGCCTTAACAAAGCCACGCAAACGAGTTTGCCCAAGGTTAAACGAGATATCTACCAAGGCATCTTGCCGCGCTTCGTTCATTGCAGGAAACCAAAAATAACTATCTGTAAGTTCTTCTTTTACTCGTTTAATATCGTTTTCTAATAAGTAGTTAATCTCATCGTCAGATAAACCTAACCCAGATTCTGCGATATTCCTGCCTACACCAATAGTCTCGTAACCTGCAGAACAAACATAAACCTTAGACCGCACGCCCTCATGACGCTTTAGCATACTAATTAAATCGCTCATTACTTCTCCCTAGCTACGGAGTTAACCTTTTCGTAGCTTCTCATTGCGCCCAAACCGAGCATCCCCATCATAACCGGAACGAGCAGGGTTGTATCTATTTCGGGTAGGTCTACCCAGATGCCAAGAATGTTGGCGATAATGGTATTGTAGAGTAAGCCCAGCGAACACACCCACCCGATACTCGGCCTCCAGCCAGCAACAAACAAGGACTTGTGGGCAGCTTCGGTCTTGTTTACGTCTAGCTGACCCTTCATAAGCTCTTGAGCGTGTCGCTCCGACATCGTAGCAATTTCATGGGCCAAGGCGTTTTTCTGATCCTTG